TTAGCTTGGTGATAGCCTTTACTAAAACCTTCCAAATAGCCTAATCCTTTATCAATTTTAGACTTGGCATATCCCTCAAAGTCGAATTCAATCATGTGTTCTTGTCCTTTAGTTTTGTTTCTATTGCTTTGACAAAGTTATAAATATTGGGCACAGGGAAACCAATAAATTCTTTTTCTAATTTATCTATTTGAGTTTCAGTCAACCCTACCCATTCTTTAAGTTCACCTTTCTCTTGTTTTGCTTCTTTAGTCATTTCCTCTCCCTAAATCCTGGGCATCTTTGCAAAGTAAACACGAATTGTCGGGGTAAAAGATCCTTGGGTTCCATACTGATCCTAGCTTTCCTAGCATTTGAGCACTGCCACCCATTGTTTGACTTTCCTATATGAGAACACTCAACGCACATAACCATATCCAGTTCCTCTCTATCACGTTTTAGTAGGGTATCTATCAACTCATCACAGTTACGCAGTTTGGCGAAGATCTGATGCCTTTTAGACGCCCTCTCGATCTCCTCATCCGTCATGGCATCAATAGCAAGTTCATTTGCGATCATTTTCTTCCTCATTTAAACTCCCCAATGCAACTATTACTATAGTGCACACTAGGGCAAATATTAAAAATACAACCAACAAATCCAACATGAATAATAAAGTATCAATCATTTCTTAAGCGAATAATAATTTCTGCCAAACTTTTAAAATTGTTGTTGGTCATCTCATTAATTGACTCCAAAGAAAACTTAATTCCTTGGTCGTAACCCAGTCTCCAATTCTCTAATGGATCCAGTTGTCGATCAATATTTGCTATCTCTGCTTTGATTTCATCTTGTTTCATTTGTGCTCTCCTCTTCAACGATTGTGTAAATAGTATCTTGGTATTCAGGATATTGCTTGTCATACTCTTCAAACTTTATAACCGCACTTATTGCACCCAGTTCCGTTTTAAAGTAATCAATTAAACCAAAGTCTGTACTGTTTTGTTTTGCGTAGATTTTGAACATTTTGTTTTCCTTAGTACGCCCCCGAAGGGGCTTTGGTTTAACGGCTTGTTACTTTGACTGAGAATACTGCTGTAACTTTTGTGTGCTTGGCAACCAACTCAGAGGGAGCTTGGAGTTCAGCCAACAATGCTTTGTAGTCAACTGTGTTACGGTTTGTTTCTGTATATGTGGCTTTGAACAATGTGCCTTCAACAACTTTATCGCCACCGAGTGATGCATTGTCTTTAATCTGGTCTTTGATTGCGTCAGCCTTAGCTGTAAGCTCTGCAATACGTGCGAGTAATTCGCCAAGTGTGTCTACTGATGAGAGAGGGATGTTTGCGTTTGTCATTTTTTTCCTTTGTTTACGTTGTTTACTTTGTTTACTTACTGCTTGTGCAGTGCCTCTATTATTAACTGAAAGTTAATGCTAAAACCATCCCAAGTAAAAATAATTGTTAGGAAAAACCCTAATTTCTTAAAAATACAGACATAAGGTTAGCAATCGTGTTGTTCAAAGCCAACAACTCATCCATTTTCTTAACCTTCCACATATGTTTACGCCCGTGGATACCGTTATGGCTACCCTGATGGCAATCTTTGCATAGCGGAATACACGTGTAAGTCTGCCCTTGTTTAATATGGTGTGCGTCACTCGGTCCTGATTGATCACAGACCACACATGGAAGAGTCTTAATCATCCCCAAGTAATCCCTCTCAGCCTTGGTTAAGGTGCTGTTCATAGCGTGACCTTGTCTATTGTTCGGTTAGATGCCTCTTGTGACCTCCATACAGCGATTCTTTCTTGAGCTGCTATCATCATCCACCTAAGTCTTTCTTCGTTCTCCACAGCCTCTGCAAGAGCTTCTAGGTGGGTTTTATAGTCTGGGTGACTGTATGCCTCTCTCTCCTGTATAGCAGCGGTCTTATGCCCCATCCGTTCAGCCTCAGCCATCAATTGAGCTTTGATCGTCTTGCGGTACTCTTCCATGTATATTCGCTCTGACTTAGCCTTAGCGTAGGGCTTACTCTGCTCAATCAGAAAGTCAACCGCTTCCTGTGGATCTATCGGTTTATGCTGTTTCATACTAAGTCCTCCATTTTGAATAATTCTTTTTGATTTAACCGATACGAGGGGTGGCTACCCTGTATCAACATTGCCTTCTCAAACAATGATTTGCTATCCACCCAACCACTCAGGTAAGCACAGTCATCAACCAATATGACCTGTATATACAAATCACACGGTTTTTTCTTGTGGTACTCGGTAACGTGAATGTCTGCAAGTGGGTTCCTAGACGTCTTAACATCTATGCTTTTACCCATCCAATACAGATCTATTGGGTTTTTCTTTTCGTTAATGGATGTATCAACCATGACGTTTAAATGCTTGGCAACAGCAAACTCACCCATAAAACCATCTATATCCATGTCGTATGGATTTTGATTACTGACTTGTCGGTCAACATTAAACTGCATGGCATTCTTACGCCTAATTGATCCAAACAAATCACATATCAATAATTCGTGACGGTTAAATTCAATCTTCATGTTTATGCCACCAGTGTTAATAAAAAATCTGAGGGATCGTATCTATAAATGTTTATTAATCTCTTGCTCGTTTGCTTCCAAGTATTCTTATGTGATATTCCTTGGCGAGTTGCAATCTTTATCCAACCCATTGCACCCCAAAACAAATTAGATTCCAAGTCATCTGCACACCCTGCACTAAACGCAAACGTACCCTGTGTTTTACCATAATCAACAACGTGATCAAGCAATAACCTTCCCCGTAAAAGCTTCCTTGCATCAGTCTGTAAACAGATTTGTGCAATCTTTCCCTTCTTACTGATTGCGTTGGGCATTCCAAAACTCGCCAAACAAAATCCAACCAAATCTTTATTGCACTCAATTACAAATAACTTGTCGTTGCAAACATTGCTCCATCGGTCACCAGTCTTGATTCCTGTGATAGCCGACTCATACGCCATCTTTGGAATAAACCCAAGACTATTCGTCTCCTTCTTGGACAGTGAAATAACATAAGGTACGTCTTCTAATTTTGCATATCTGACAATACCCAAATCCTCACTCATCTTATAACCCTGTAGTGCCTACCATCTGCCATCAAGCTTGGATACTGCATATGATCCATCGCCCCAGGGCGTCCTGTAAACGGTCTTAGCTCTGCTCCGTCATAAGTACCTAGCATCCTATTGATTCTCTCAACTCGTGGCTTCCTAGACTTCACAGCACCCATTGATAGATACTTCTCCTCTCCCCTTGGGGTAATGGATAGGTAAGGATAAAAAACATCTCCGTTTGATCTGGAGATAAATCCATCATTAAGCAATGGTGAAATAATAAATTCTTCAAGTCTTAGTATTGATTCTGTATAGCCTATTTCTTTTCTAAGTTCTTGTGCGGTTATCCTTGATTGATATATCCTAGCTAACGCTTGATGTATCCTACTGCCCGTCGTGTATTTACTGATCATCTTGTTCAATCTCCACAATAATCTTGCCTGGCTTTTCTCCATCAGTCCAATTAATTTCAATTGGTCTAAAGAACCTATCGTTAACCTGTAACGCATCAGCAAAACCATCAAGCAAAGACTTACTCGCACTCAAGCAATTGTCTATGTCTCTGTGTCTTTTATCTGGCATTACAAATGTTAACTTTAACTTAATGTTACCACCATTCCAAGTCCAATTTCTTTTTTCTTGTTTGGTTAAATAAAATCCTGTCTCACGACAATCACCTTTTAACTTATATAGTTTTGCCCATGCGTGACCATGCATCCTGTTTGGAAATAGTTCTTTGGGTGGGAAGGGTAGTTCAACTTTCAACTGAATCACCTATATATTCGTGACAATAACAAATTCTGTTTCTATGCTTTTCAATCAAATCTTTATTAAAAAAAGTATTTTCTTTTTTCATTTGGCGTTCGTACTGTTTGCTTCTGTCTTCCATGTTGTGAGTTGTAGGTTTCCATTTTGTAGAATTATTCCTGTATTCACCCATCCTTGTATGAGAAGTCTTTGAAAAATATCTTCTACCCCATTGTTTAAACATTTCACCAATTGCATCTGATACTTTGACTCCTATTCCCAATCCTTGAAAATCTGGCAATATTACAGTTCTATGTTCACGCCAAGCAAGTTTTACGGTTCCAGAGGGATAAGTGATTGCTGAGGTAAATCCAATAATCGTTCCATCCCATACGACGAACCAACACCATGCACTTTTATTGAGACTTGTTGAGAGATAGTGATGTTTACAAAAGATTGACCAGGCCGCGGTTGAACAAGGAAGTATTTCCAATTGAATTTCTTGCCGAACTAACCCCCTTCCGACTGTAAGTCGGTTTAAGTTTGTATCGTATATCCAATCAGGTTGTAGCCATTCAATAATGTCATAATGACACGACGCAAAAACAATATTTTTTAATTCTTGTTTTCTAATATATCTTTGTATTGCGTGAGAACAAGACTTTGCAACATTTCTATCTACTACAGAAGTAAACTCATCAATCAAAGCATTGTCCTTTAATTGAATTGCAAGATCTGCTCTAAATTTTTCACCATTAGATAAAGCACTGTAAGGTTTTAACCAAGAAGGAATACTGTTTAATCCAACTGCGTTTAATTTATCTTGTGCCTCTTGAGCATTGGCAAAATGACTACAAACTGCTTTACTATCATTCCAATTAAATTGATCTATCTCTCCAAGTTGTTTCAATATAGATGATTTACCAGATCCAGAAGCACCAACAATTAAACCAATCTGAAAATCATTTGGAAATTCAATACTTGGTATTTCAAAAGCTGTCTCTCCATTAAAATCATAATCAAATGATTGAGAACATTGTTTGGTTATTTCATCTTGCTCTACAACAGATTTTAATAATTTCATTTAATATCCTTTTGTTAACTTTTAGTTAATATACCACATTAAAATGCTGTTCTAAACTTCATAGGTTGCATACCATCTTCTTCAACGTATTGCTGAGAGTCTTTGTGATACCAAAGATTAAAAGTTGGCTCATCCTCTCCGTTTCTTTGCTTTCGGCATAAGATCAAAGCATCTGGGTCAGATGATGCGGTGCTGAGTACTCCCTTCGCCTTCCTATCATCCTCCTTTTTCTTATTTCTCCACACGAGCATAATGTTGTCAGGTTGGTCAGTAATAGCACCACTACCCTTGTTGTCATGCTTGTCAGGCAAAGCATATTCATCCTTGGGCTTTCTCAGGTGGTGGACGATATGTATGTGACCACCATAATCCCTAGCCAGTCCACAGCATCTGTCAATAAAGTACTTCTGTCCGTTATAGTCGTCCTCCCCCATCACGCACTTCATGAGCGAATCCACAAATATGTGTTGCATCTTCAACTCTTCAAAGCAGTACTTGATCATGCCCAAAACCGTATCGGGTTGAACAGAACCCTGTTGGTCATAGAACCATAGACCATCCTTAACCCAGTCTCCAAACTCGTCGTACAACTCCCCCAAAGCTTGGATACCCTCTTGGTTTAAAAACTCTGGCGATGTTGGGTTCATGCCAATAAACTGCCGAGCCATACGACCCATTGTGGTCACTGGTTTCATCTCAAAACTCGCAATACAGACCCTTTGCTGTTGCTTGATCAAACCTAAAGCCACCTGAGTTGTGACCATAGACTTGCCATGACCGTTCTGCCCTGCCCACACCGTCACCTCCCCCTGTCTAAAGTGAAAGAACGGTGCAGTCTTCGCCCAAGGTAATGTAATCTTCTTGTTGTCCTTGTGCTCAATCAGGTTAGCCTTGAGGTCAGCGATGAAGTACTCACCACGGATTACCTTAACCTTCATCTCGGTAGCCTGAAGGTAAGCTTCAAAATCTATGTCATCAGGCAGTAAGTTCATCTGCAACCTCCAATTCGTCAAATCCAGTTCTTGAGTCATACATTCTTGACCAGTAATGCTTTTGTCTTATCTCGCCAGTCCAAGTCACGGTAATCATGGTGCAGTTAGCCTTCAGCAACGCTTCAAACAGGGCTATAGCACGTTCTTTTGTGTTGGCATAGGCAAAGATATTCATGCCCACCAAAAACCTCATGTCGAGCCTTCTAAGCTCGTTCTCGTCGGCAATTGAGATCTCAGGAGACTGTTCCTCATCAAACCAGTTGGGTTCGTACTTGGAATCGTAGATAAAAGCCATGCTTGGCGTGACGTTACTTTTTCGCAACTCAATTAGTTTTGTGTGACCCTTCATATGCCCACCTTGAAATTTGGTTGTTTGCTGACAGTTGTAGTTTGCGTAACCTTTTGGTTTCTCACCCATGTTCTCCATGTTGCAAACCAATCAAGCTTTACCCCTTTTTGACCTGGTTGGGCTATCCAATAATCTCGGAACCCTTCAAAGAGTTGATCAGGGTTTAAGTCAGGTCTTGTCTTTTGACAGAAGTCTTGGTATTCGAGAGATAGCGTAGCGTCAGAAGGTAGACGAGTTCCACGAGTTGTACTTATTACTATCTTCTCTTCTCTTCTCTTCTCTGGTAACTCTTCATGCGTTACAGAAGCGTTACTAATTGCGTTACTTTCTGCGTTACCAATTCTATGTTTTTGGACTCTTTTGTTTACTAAAGCTCTCTTTTTTGCTGTTTCTCCGTTGTGATATTCAAAATGAGGTAGGGTTAGTACTGATCCATTCTGAATAAGCCAACCCACCAACATCATCTGTTCAGCAAATCCTGTAACGCCAGTGATACGATCTAGAAACGCAAATGTAACGCTCTCTGCGTTACCGTTTATGGTATGGGTATCAAACCAAGACCAGATTCTGACCAACTTTCCGACTACCGCATCTGGGTCTAATTCAAGTCTGGAAGATATTGCAAGTACCTCTGGTTTCTCAGGAGTATCTTTCTGTAGTTTTATCCAATCTCCTGCCATGTCATTCTCCCAATCCACCAATAATAAGCACGACTAAATAGCGTTCAGTTCGGTTTATTAACTGTAGACGGGTAGCTTCATCGTAAGCTTCAGCATAAGTGTTGTGAGCCACTGTAAAACGAAAGCTCTTCTCATTTCGAGAATGTCTCATTACAGCAAACTTGCCTTTGACTTCTGGGAGTTTTTTCTCGGCAATAGGTGCAGATATCCTAGCCTTCTTGAGCGTGATTGTTGCCATATAACCTACTTTCATCGGTTGCTTTCACTATAAAAAACAGTCGGCAGGGCGGTGAAAGAGTCGCCTTTTCGTATGGGGAGATCAAGCCCCAAACTAGCCGTTCTGTATAAATCATATCACGAAAATAGATCAGCCCTCAAATCCTTTCTAGTGACTAACCCTTGGGTCGCCTCTTCTATCTTTACTGCCAACTCTGGAGATGGTCTACGGTGTCCGTGGATCAGCAAAGATAACCAAGTAGCAGTTACCCCTAAATACTGTGCCATTTCTAATATAGCCCCTTTTGGCTCGTCTTTAAAGTATTGTTGTAAATTCACATTGCACCTGTATTTTTATAAGTCATCTTTGACCCCTTGCTCGAATAGCGTCAGCACTAGACTTGCAACCATTCCTCCATGTTTTATTCATGTTGGCTTCAGTGTTGCTCATGTCTTCACAAATCCTTGCACATGCTTCACGCTCAGCCGAAATAAGAGCTTCCGCAATAGTAATTACTAAGCCTTCACTGAAATAATCATTCAATATAGATAATGCTTCTACTCTAGTCATTTTTTCATCCTTGCTCGAATAGCTTTAGCAATTGATGTTTCAGGTTCATCTCTGTCATAGCTACTTATGTTTTCAGCTACCTTGGCACACTCCTCCCTCTCAATTTCTATAGCCTTCCTAGTCGTTTCAATAGCTATAGCCATGATCTCAGCCTTAGCTACAGTCAAAGCATCATCAAACTCCGTCTGGGTGAATAACTTCATAGCCCCTGAGCTACCAAGCAGTTGACGGGCAAGTGGACTTAGTTCTGGTTCTTTGCGTTGCATTGTGTTCCTTTGTGTGCTGTTGTGATTATACGTTAACTTTGTGTTAAATATACCACAGTTAACTTGTAGTTAAAAAACTATGCTACATTATCTCTACGGGCTACCCGTGTAAACAAAGGAAACAAATGGAAGACTTAACGACAACAAAGACAGGCATCAAGATAGGATCTGCCTACACTCCTCCCCCACAAGTACCGTCTAAAGAAGAAGAGCTTTTACAAAATATTCTTTTAGATCCAGAGTATTTCAAAATAGACAAAATAATTGATTACATAACCATTGGAGTTATGTTGTTTTTTATTTTAATTGTCACTTTTGTAGCTGTGTGGAGGTATCTATGAATTCAAAACTTATAGACGAATACGAGGAATTCAAAAGAAACAAAGAAGAGCAAGAAGAGTATGAGTTTTACATACTCATGGAAAACTTTAAACAATTAACACCACAACAAAAACTTATTTACAACAAACTGATCGAGGAAACATCATGAGTCTATACGCAACAAGCACATCCAGTTCAAAATTTAAACCCGTCCCAGGGGGACTCTTCCTAGCAAGATGCTACAGAGTTGTTGACCTTGGCACACAAAAATCTGAATACAAAGGCGAGATTACTTTCAAGCGTAAGATCATGATCGGTTGGGAACTCCACGGTGAAGATGACAGTGGCAATCCACTCGTCACAGAGTCTGGTGAACCTATGGCTATATTTAAGAGCTATAACCTATCTTGGACAGACAAATCAGCACTCAGGATTGATCTACAGGCGTGGAGAGGCACACCCTTTACCCCTGATGAACTAACCAAATTTGACCTTAAAAAGATTCTTGATCAGTGGTGCATGGTCAACGTCGTGCAAAAAGATGTGGGGGGAAAGAACTACTCCAATGTTGAGTCTATTACGTCTGTACCGCAGATGATCAAGAAAGCAGGGTTACCCAAGGGTGTTAACGCCTGTCAGTTGTTCAGTATCTCTGATCCAGATATGGAAGTATTTGAAAAACTCAGCAAAAACCTGAAAGAGAAGATTGAAAACTCTCCTGAGTGGAAGTCTAAAAATTCCACAGGTTTTGAAGATATGCCACACGAATTAGAAGATGATGACCTACCATTTTAAGGAAAACAATGACAACAGTAATCGCAAGAGCAAGTGAGTCTCAACACTGGTATACCCAAGAAGGTAAGCCACAGTACACGGTCGTGGCAAAGAACGGTAACCAACGACCTACAACACTTAGGGATGCAAGGACAATGAACCTATATCCCTCAGTGACAACGATACTGGGGGTAGCTGCCAAACCAGGTCTTGAGGCGTGGAAGTTGAACCAAATGATGATGGCTTGTATGACGCTACCTAAACTGACCGATGAGTCAGAGGAAGCTTACATTGATCGCATCAAAACAGATTCTAAGGAACACGCTCGGATGGCAGCGGAGCGAGGCACCACCATCCACGGTGCTTTAGAAAGCTTCTACGAGGGCATCATGCTCTCCGACTTCCTAGACTACCAGATGGGTGTTTCTAACGCCATAGACGCCCATTTTGGGGTTAAGAACTGGCTCACAGAGCGATCCTTTGCTCATCTTGGCTTTGGTGGCAAGTGTGATCTTTATACAACAGACGGAGATGGAATTGTGATTGACTTTAAAACCAAGGAATTTAAGGAGGGGGATAAGGTAGAGGGTTATGACGAACACCTCATGCAATTATCGGCTTATAGGCATGGTTTAGAGGTTCCCAAAGCACGTTGTGCAAACGTCTTTGTGTCCGTGACGCACCCTGGTCTGGTCAAGATCGTAGAGTGGAGTGAGGAAGAGTTAGTAAAGGGTTGGCAGATGTTTGAACATCTCAAGTCTTTTTGGCAACTCAAGAACAATTACAAGGCAACGTAATGAGAAAACTGATCTGGTTATCCATCTTAGGGGGGTGTGCCAGTCCACCTCCACAGTACAACATACCTACAAATACCGCTAACCTTCCAATGGTTGCGATTATGTATGACTCAAAGATTCAACAAATGAGTAGAACTGAGGTAATCAATGCTACCCATGAGTGCGAGTCTACGGGACTTAGACCAGTTCCCATCATCACCAAACGCATGATTGGTGGTGCTAATGGTCAGTTGAGTGAGATGATTGTTGATGTAGTGTGTATGCCAAAACCAAAATACTAGGAGAACGTATGAAATTTCAAATAATGCTTGAAGCACAAGAGGTTAGAAAAATAATTGAATATTTAGAATCTTTTCCTGTAAAAGATGTTAAAGATTTACTTGACACCATTGGTGATCAAGCCAACTCTCAACTTCACATGGCTACTCAGTTCAGAGAGGATATGGAAAAATTCAAAGAGGAGTGGGAATATAAGCCTGATGAGAATTACTTTGATCCATCTCCATCAATAATGGAAATGATAAAGAAATATGCAGAATCTCAGAAAAAAGAACTTCCCAAACGTAAGTATGTACGCAAATCCAAACCACCTGTTAAGCGTGGCAGACCATCCAAACTATCACAAATGAAAGGCAAGAAATGAACCAATACATTGATAAACAAGAGATGATGCAAGTGTTTTTCTCTTGCACAATGAAGGATCCACAAGGTATTTACTTAGACTTAAGTGCTGATTTTGACCTTGTTGAGTACACCAATAAGCTCATAGAAACCATTGAAAGTCGTGTTGCCAAAGTAGAACGTGACTTTTGTATTGAGTTTGTCAGATCCCTGAACACCGAAGTTGCGAATGCTTTGGAGGAAAAAAGGGGCAATCTTTGATCTGCGAGGATTTTATTGAGGAACTCTTTGGTAATGATTGGGATGAGAAAGACCTACCTTCTCTCCTAATTATCCTCAAGGAATGGGAACTCAATGCTAAAAGATACTGCGTTATCAGGGACTTTGCTTTAGAGTTAAAGCTAGGGTATGATCCAAGGGAGAGGAAAGACTTCCACCTTATAGATGACGTAGTCGATGCAAGAATTTATGATATTACTGAAACTTGATGATGACGGAAAACTTCAAGCTAATTTTGAAGAGATCCGAGATCTTGCTCACGCCTACGATAACGGTAGTCGTACTGAACAAGCTTATCAAGCCAAGATCATAGAACTTATCCTCAAAGAAGGGTATGAACAGGGTTTAGAAGATATGGAACGTATACACACCCAGATCGGATTTACTCTCATGCATACCCACGGTAACGCTTAAAAAACCCCCTCAGACTTTTGATCCGAGGGGGAAACTCCTTGCGTTTTGGCAACTGCAAGTACATAGAGGGAGACGCTCTATGTTTTTTTAGGGACGGGTAGTCCCTATTCTTTTCTGGAGGGTTCTGCTCCCTTTATCGCACCAATATTAGCCAATTGCTTTGATATGGTGGGTTCCAGTATCTTCATAGCCTCTGGACGATCTGTAATTAACTTTGTGAGCATTCTCATCATAGGTTCGTTGTAGATCGCTGCGGAGCTTACCGTTGGGACTGCTAAAGAAGTAAGAGCACCAGGTAAGCCACCAAATATTCCACCAACTCCAGACAATATAGTTCCTACACCTGCTCTTTCTGCCGTACCACTAGAAGGTAATGTGTTGCCTAAAACACTTACTCCAGCGTCTGCTTCTGACTTTAATCTTTTATTTCCAGCTTGTTTAACAGCAGATTGCAATTGATCTGGTGTAAACACACCTCCTTCAGTACCCCTTCTGTTGGAAGCTATTTCTAATGGTCTAAAGTTTTTATATGCTTCATGAGCATTTTTCAATAAATCAGCCATTTTTGGATTTTGACGTCTAAGCTCATCCCTAAGTGCATCTTGTACTTTAATATATGCCTCTCCTAGATGTTCTTGACCATTTTCAAAAGCATTACTAATCCATCCTCCCAATTTCTTTTCCATTGATCTAAATTGCTTTCCATTCATAACTTGACCATTTTGAGTTTCATTTCTAATATGATCAGTTATGTCAGTTGCAATATTTTTAGCCATTTGCATTTGTTCACTAGGAACCAGACCAGCGGAAACCATCGCATTATCTGCAACATCGCTTAATCTTTCATTTGCTTTGGTCATTGTTATTGGATCTATTGCATCCCTAAAATTGGTTTTTGCAAGGAAATTAGAATAAACATTCTCAATTTCTTTGTTAACGTGTTCAATCATCTCCTCCCCTGCTTTAATAGTTTGAGGTAATTTTTTTCCTAAAGGTTCTAATACTTTATTTCCCAAAGCTTTATTAAAATCTTCAAAGGATGATTGAATTCCACCTTTTATGATAGGTCCTGCGAACGGAATACTTGTTGCACCCTTTTCAAAAGCTTGGGCAACTTTACCTATCATTGGTAAATCACCGATTAATTGACTAGGGGTAAAAGTCTTCATACCCATATCTTTGAGTTGCTGAAGTTTGGCAGATACTTGAGGATTCATTGCCATTTGACCTAATTTCCCCCCCGCTATCCCCAACCCAGTAGATCCCAACAAATCAACAATCTTTTCACCTAAAATATCTGTATAGTTTTTGTTTTCAGTATCTGTAACTTGACTACCCAAGCCTAGAACAGCAGAAGGAACGAGATATTTGAGCGATGGTACTTTAGATATAGCATTCGCTAAACCAGGTATCTTAGCCCCCAAAGTCTCAGGAATAGCTAGAGAAGGAGCAATCTCACCTACAGTCTCCATAGCGGATGCAGGGTTAATTTGTAGCCCTCCTACATTTGTATTCAAGACATTGCTCTTGGCGTACTCAGCATTCTTGTCCATAGCCTCTGTTGGCTTGTTGATCCCACCGAACTGCAAAGCACCACCAAAGGGTTTTAGAACGCCTTGAAGACCTGCTAACGTAGACAACAACGCAGTACTTGAATTTGTTACAGGTGCAAAATTGTGACCCTTCTCTTCCTTATATCTAGGAAAGTCATCCATGCTGACTTTAGGTGGTTCAGTTGTGCTTCCAACTGTTCCTAAATCAACAGGTTCTTGTTTAGGAGTTGGAGAACCAAAGTTGGATTTAGCATAAGCCAAAACTTGTTCTTGGGTTGCACCTTCAGGTGCTGTTATCTCAAACTTCCTACCATCAGGAGAACTTATTTCATATTTAGGCATATCAACTCCTATTGACCAATCTGTTTAATTCCCCAAGTCCCAGATCCAAGGGATTGGGTAGGAGTTGATTTTTCATTTTTATCAGGCATTTTAATTGGCATAACTTTTTTATTTGTTTCCCAGTAATCGCCAACTTCATTTGCGTGTTTTGTTACATCAGACAACAAATCTCTGATTGTCTTTATTTGAGACAAACGAGTTTTAACATCTTTATTGGTATCTGCTAAACTACCACCTTCTTTTTCAATGTTTTGGAATTGAGCCAATAACACACGACCAGGTAAACGTGGCAAATAGTTCTTAAGTAAAGATTGTTCTTGTTGTAAATTAGTTAAATTTTGATAGGCATTGCTATTTGTATATTTACCAATTGTGTTAGCTTGAGTTGCTGAAATAGCATCGTTTGGAGTATTTGGATCAGTAATAAGCTTTTCCATCCTATCCAGAATTTGCAATGCAGTAGGAACTTTTTGAGCTTCTGCAAGAGTTGGTTCAACAACATTCTTATAATCAACTTTTTGTTGATCAGTAAGCTTACCACTAAGAATTTCTTTATCTTTATTGATAGACTGTTCTTTTGCCCACTTATTAAAATCGGCTTGACTTACCGCTAAGTTATAAGTCAACATTCTCATTTGAGCATTGTTAGTCTCTTGATTCTTTTTATCTTGTCTTGAGTTCCAGTTATCGTATATTTTTTCAGCATCTTTACGAGCTTCATCCTGATCTAGCATTCCATTTTTAACCATCAATGCATTTTTCTTCATTATTGCTTGTAAACCAGGATCTGGAATCATCATTAAAATGGAATCATATGGAGTACCCAACTCCTCCATATTGCCAACCAATCCGCTTTTACGAGCATCAATAATACTTTTTTGAGCTTTATTTGCTTCTTCCATACCACCATGTTGAATAATCTCAGGTATGGCACCAAAATTAACTTGATATTTGGGTTTCCCATCAGCACCAATAATTTGCTCACCTTTACTATCCAGTTGTGGAGAAAATAGTTTTGATTGAGCTTTTGTTAAGTTTTGTTGTTGAAGTTCATTCGCTGCTTGTTTAAGTATTGATGGATCTCCACCTACTCCAACGTAATTTTTAGCAGCTTCTGGATCAATCACCATGCGACTTGTTTTTGTTTCTGGATCAATAATAGTTTTATAAAGTTGTGATCCAAATTGTTTTTTTGCTTGTTCTTGCTGAGTGTTATATTGGCTTTGTAAAAGACCAATCTTGGCTTGTGCCAAAGGTATTTCTTGCTTTTGTTGTTCCTCTTGATAGTTAGCCATCCCCTCGGCAGCGTTGCCTAACGACTCACCAAATGATCCTGATCTGGTTGGCTTTAAAAACCCAGAAGCTAACCTAAACCAAGGCGTACCACCACCTCTGTTACCAATTAATTTTGTCAACTCATCCTGAGCATCTATTATTTTTTGTTGCGTAGGATCAACCTTAGACAAACTACTCAAAGGATTGGTAAGGTTTGAATTTCCTGAGTTATCTAATGCTTCTAATGCCATGATTTAATCCTTATTAGGTGGTTCCACAATATTGACATCCAGTGCCACCACCAGAACTTGTTCCTTGATCTAAAGATCCACTTCCAATTGCACCAGGTTTTGGAGTAAGCAGACCAGACAAGCTAGTACCAATAGTACTAAATAGATTTTGAGCTGCTGTACTATTCAATCCACACTTACCAAACATTCCAGCAATCGTACTCGCACCACCCAAAGCCGTAGCAAGTGGAGATGTGGCGTATGCCCCAGGGATCGGAGCCGTCTTAATGCAACTCGTTGCCATTGGTACATTAAATCCACGAAGAGCACAACCCTCAGCCTTGAGCACACAAAGTGGCATCATTTGCTGATTCTGAGCAATTTTGTACTGTTGGCATCCAAGTGCTGCTAAGTTCTTAGAACACTGAACACCCAAATTAGACTGAGTAGTTGCAAGACAACCTTGTAACTTCCCTGCGTTAATCTGATCCATGATCTGTTTATTGGCACTGCAAAGAGCTTGTGTATAGCCTTTCTGAAGGGCACAAGACTGTTGAGCAGTAATGCCTTGCTCTGCGTTAGCCAGTACGGATCCA